CTCGCAGTTGAGGATTATTTCAGTCGCCGCCCTCTCTCCGCTATCAATGAGGAGAAGAGAACAGCAATGCGCGAGTGTGTAATTGTCAACGGTGACGATATTCTTTTTAAATCTGACGAGGAGCTATCAGAGCTTTTCGATATCAGAGCCAAACAGGCGGGGTTTAAGCCCAGCCCTGGTAAGGATTATCTGTCGCCGGATTGTGCGTTAATTAACAGTCAGTTGTTTATACGTAGAGATGGTGAAATGTGCAGGAAGGGCTATTTGAACCAAAAGCTCATATACGGAGAATCCCTCAAGGGAGGTACCTCTGGAGCGACTCCGCTGTCAATTGCGAGGTCGTTAAATGAGATGTTCGAACGGACGCCTTGGACCGCATGTGTTTTGGGAATGGCAATGAGCCGATTCAATGTTGAGTATAGTGGATTCCATCCAAATTGGTTTCTGCCAGCTCACCTAGGAGGTTACGGAGTCAATCCAAAGTATGCCAATAAACAAATTGAGTATACTAAAGAACAGTGTAAGGTTGCGGCGTTTTTCGTACAGAACCCGAAGCTGGCGCTCTATCGAGTGTCGGGTGTGGGTAAGTTGGATTTCAAGTTGTTCGGCCGGTGCGTCCGGAATTATAGGTGGGTACGAGGTGATTATGTCCAAAGTATGGGCGAGGACTTCGATAATGAGGATGAGTGGATGGGTAGACTGACAATGGTCTCCCGTGCGTCCCTCCAAGATGTCGGAGTTAGCTCAGAAGTGATCGCTAATCGTATTGCATTCCACAATAAAAAGAGGCTTAAGCCGATGTCGGTAGATAATCTACTGTCGTACTCGGTGGCTCGTCTCGTATCGTATCCGGGTCCAGGCGTCCCCCCTATGGGGGCACTGCCCGTGAAGCGTACGTATAAGGTGAGGCCGGGTGGTTCAGGTTTCTTTCTCAGGTCAGAAGCAGGGTAAGTCACAGCCCTGGCGGGGTCGATTGCTGTAAACGCACCAAAACGGTGGTCAACGACAATGGTTGATCTTAATAGTTCCGTGCTAAGTTGGTATATACCGGATTGCCGGTTGGGGTCGTGCAAATAAGTGCGATAATTGTTCATATGTGTATGAGCAACCTTGACATACCATAAATGCCGAGAGACTGCACGGTGCGGTCGTAATGATTGCAATTGATGTACAGTCCACCCATTGGATCGGGTGGAGCCCGTGATAGATCCAATTCTCCACTATGCCTAAGTCGTCGATATCCAAATCGGCGCTTACGCAACTCGCGCAGACCATGGCGCAAAATATGGTCGGGACCTCGACTCCCACAACGTCAAAGTCGAAAACTAAATCGAGGAAGGCTCGGAAAATGATGTCCACCAATCAATCTCGCCTCGCGATGGCACCGGCAGCCGTATCTTCGTCCTATCATGGGACCCAGATCCGGTTCGGGGCTGCATCGTTCAATGGTAAAATGGGATTGAAAGTGTCGGGATGCATCCCACTAGTTCAACTAGGGGGAGCGAACAGTGCGCCAGATGCGCTAATCTACGCTTCAGGGTATCAACGGGCCATTATGGCGCTTAATCCAGTTGGATTGTTGACGCAAAATGCGGCCGAAGATGCGACAACGTTAATTGTCGACAACCCCGTAGGTAATGCGCTTTCCACGTTCGCGCAAGCGTTCTTGCGATATCGACTAATGCGTGCGCGCCTCTCTTATGAGGCCGCCTACACGACGGAGACATCCCTTCGTTATCTATTGGCCGTATCGGAAGATCCTTGTCAGCCTGTGTTTGGTATTGATGTGTTGTCCGATGAGTCAACACGCGCGGTTACTGAGTCGTCTCTTTATAATACAGAGAACGTTCAACAGTTCGCAGCGTGGAATGGATTCACTCTGGATATGCCCTGCTCCAAAGATCTATTGTTTACCTTTCCAGGTATCAACATTGGTGATGGTGGGGAAGTTACATCTGCTGACACGTCCGACGTGCGTCAAGCATTTTCTCATAGTATCACCGCTATCGGGACGAATTTTCCATCGTCCGATACCGTGATTACTGGTACCCTTTATTTAGAGTTCGAGTATGAATTCTATGATCTCGCTCCATTATCTTCATCCGTTATATCATTGCCCCTAATTCGTAGGCGGCGTGTTGTGAAGGAGT